AACTAGAAATTGGCTTTATGGACTATTTAAGGATCATAACGACATTGCAATTAACTTTACTTTAAATATTCCAAAAGTAATAAACTTCAATGTTGGCGGTTGGATGACTGTATTTCAAACTAAGGGTGTTCTTCATGCAGAAGGGGGAGCTGGTACTGGTGCAGATAGAATCAATAACGCTATCTTGGTTCTTGGTGTTAGTGAATCAACCGACAAACTATCTAATTACTTAAGCGCCTCAGTATTAGGTAAATTTTGGCAGGGAGAAATATTTGGTAATTTTGAAGTATTGGCACAACCTAAAATCATTGCAGGTCAAGATTTAAGTATTTCTATTAGGTATAAAAAGCATGACATTGATGGAATTATAGAGGTATTTCAGGATGGTATTTTAACTCATAAATACGCAGGTAATACATATCCTTTAGGACTTGATAACCTGTTTACCTCTTGGATTAATTACGGTGATAAGCGATTTATAAGAGGTAATACAACATCTCCGATAGATGTAATTGTTAAGAATATTAAAGTAACTGAATTCATAAACAAATAACTATGCGAAAAGTAATTTTAGACGAGGAAAAAATTAAGCAGTTAGAATCTATTTTGGGTGAAATACCTTTTAAATGGAGTTCTCCAATCATGCAAATATTAGGTCAAGGTCTTACAACAGAAGAAACAGCCACAAAACCTATTGGAGGTGGTGCATCATCAGGAGGACCAAGAAAGCCAAAAGATGAATAAGAAAATTAAGGTAGGGATAAGAAACCTACCTTTTTTTATTTTGCTATTAGACCTCGTTTGGTGGATGCTAAGTTTCTTTGGTATTTACCTTTCTGATTACTGGTTCATTGGTGAAATAACATCTCATAGCCTTGCATTTGTGCTATTCATGGCATACTATGCTTATGTCCATCGATTCTGTCTTTACTCTTGGATAGCCATTATAGGAATAGGATTATTGAACCTTTTAAATATAGTTTATTTTTTCTTACCTTTGGAGTATATCCAAGTTTATGTGGGTATAATTATAATTATTAGCCTAATTTTATCAATTCTTAAATGGAAGCAAGCGCAATTTTAGAAACTCTTATTAATCAATCTCCTTTAATTGCAGTTCTAGGTTATATGCTTTACAAAATTTGGGATGCCTTCCTCAAAGAAAAAGATAAAAAGGATACTATGGCAGAAGCATTAATAAAGCTAACTCAAAGCTGGGAAGATAGGTATTCTAAAGAATCTACTGATGAAAGAGAAATTAAGGAGTTTATGAAAGAAATAAGGGAATTGATAAAGGACATTAAAAATGGCAAGTAACTTACTAAGCATTTTTGCACCTCAAAAGAGAGATATTTTATTTGAAACTGCAATGAGTGCTACTAATTCTATAAAAAGCCTTATAAGCCTTAAAAATGAATCTTCTGAGGGGTTAGAAATTGATAAGCAGATATTCCATAAGATATTCCATAATGATCCTACTAGTCCTTCAATCTATTGGTTAGAAACCAATCAATTTGTCATTTACTACCCTCCTAATTCAACTCCTTACAATCATTCGTTTGATGACAAATGCAAATTCATTCAATGTATGTCAGGCATTATTTACGATAAAAATTCAGAACGGAAACTGTTAAAAGGAGATAAAATAAAGATTTACCCTGGAGATAATTACAGCCCTTATACTATGGAAAAGTCATGTTATTTGAGGGTATGTGTAGGAAGTTGCGATAACCTATTAGACCAAGTTTGTATTTAATGTTTAAAAGGATTTGGAAGTGGTTTGAACCTACATTGGTTGGAGATGATGGCCTTGCAAGTCATCGGAGGCTTTCAGTCCTGTATTTTATTATTATGCTTACCTACATGATTGTCAAGACTGCAAACGGTTCTATATTTCCTGAGATAGCTTGGATAGTGGTAAGTGGTGGAGCTGGTTTAATGTCTGGTTTATCCGTTTGGCAACAAAAAATAAATAGTGATAATAAGAAATTGAATGAGAATAGTGAAGGGTAATTTTTGCCCTTTTTTTTATAACCAAAACAAACTAAAATGAAAGAAGTTGTAAAAATTGCAAAAAACATTCACAGAATAAATTTAGGTCAAAATGGAAAGTTAGCGGTACTTTCTGATTTACATTGGGATAATCCAAAATGCGATTTATCAAAACTTAAGAAACATTTAGACTACTGCAAAGAAAATGAAATTCCTGTTTTTGTTAATGGGGATTTTTTCTGTTTAATGCAGGGCAAAGGAGATAGAAGAGGAAATAAAAGCGATATAAGACCAGAGCATAACAACGCTAAGTATTTGGATTCAATTGTAGAAACTGCGGTAGAATGGTTTAGTCCGTATGCTGAAATACTGACTGTCATAGGTTATGGCAATCATGAGACTGCAATAATCAAACATCAAGAAACTGACATTCTACAAAGGTTTGTAGATTTACTTAATTACAAGTGCAAATCAAATGTTTTTGCAGGTGGTTACGGTGGTTGGGTTATACTTGAAACTTACCATTATAAAACTAGGCTAGTAAAGAAAATGAAATACTTTCATGGCTCTGGTGGTGGCGGTGTCGTTACAAGGGGAGAAATAAACCTTACAAGGGCTTTAGAAATGCATGAATCATTTGATGTTTATTGCCTAGGTCATATTCACGAAAATAAAGCTACTGATATAATCAGAGAATCCTTTGATTATAGAGCTGGCAGCAACAAATATATTCAAGAGCATAAACACATTCACATGATGGTTACAGGTACTTATAAAGAGGAGTTTGGGGATGGTTCGAAAGGTTGGCACGTTGAAAGAAATGCACCGCCTAAATATATTGGAGGAAGAATATTAACTTTAACATCGATAAGAACTGAGGCTGAAAGGACATCAAATGGGAAAAGGTCATCTTGCTATCAGGTTTTAATCGATTCTAATAAGTTTAATTTGTAGCATAAATCATACATTGTTTTTTTTAGTTTACTTATTATCAAGTACTTAATAAAATTAATGAACGAATAATCATACAATATGAATCTAACAAGAAACTTCAATTTAGAGGAATTTAAGTGTAAGGATGGTACTATTGACCATGAAAACAACTTACAGATATTGGCGGTCCAGCTCCAGGCATTGAGGGATTATATCAAAGTTCCAATCATTATCAATTCAGCCTATCGTAGTCCAAAGTACAATAAACTTATAGGAGGTGCTGACAATTCATATCACATGAAAGGAATGGCTGCTGACATTAGGACTAAAAAACATACACCAAAAGAACTTCATGCAATTATCTTAACTTTGATTAATGAAAAAAAAATGATGGAAGGTGGATTGGGTTTGTATGATACCTTTGTTCATTATGACTTTAGAGGACATTCAGCACGTTGGAACGGATGATAGCTAACTTAGAGTTTGATCTGGATAAACCAGATGACTGCAAGGCTCATAAGATAGCTGTTTACTCGCAAGAAATGGCTTTTTTTATATGGAATTTAAAGCACAACACCATTAGAAAAGGCATAAAAGAACTTAATTACACTGAATTTATACACCTAATTCAGGAAGAAATAAAAGATTTACCATTTGAAATTGATAACTTAATTGAATAACTATGAAAAAACTACTTGACAAAATTTCGCTTTTCCTTTCAACTTTGATTGGAGGTTTATTTGAACTATTCAGAAAGCACGCTGAATTAGCCGTAAAAATTACAGGCAATCTAAAGGCTATTATTGAAAGCCCTATTACAGGAGTAATAGCTGATCTAATACCTGGTGATTTGGATAACAAAGTCCTTTTAAGACTCCAGAAAGTTGTTCCTGTTGTGGCTGAAAAAATGGCTTTGACTTATGGCATATTGAAAGAAAACGATAAGAACTCTGATGCATATGATGCAATTGTAAAGCATTTAAAACAACTCAATCCTGATGCAAGGGCTTCATTCTGGATCATCTTTTCTGGCGAGCTTAACTTGGCTTTGTCAGATGGCAAATTAACACTTGCAGAGGCGGTTTCATTGGCTCAATTAGTTTACGCTGAAAAGAAAGTATGAATGTTAAATTGTCGGCATTAATATTAATGTCCGTTCTTTGCTCATGTAAAACCACTAAGAAAATTGAACAGGCTAAGACTGATATTAAAATTGAACAGGTCAAAGATTCTGAAACGATTGTTAAAACAGAAACGGTAACGGATGACCTAAAAGAGGTTATTGTAGAAAAAACAACGGTAAGGAATGAGATTGTAAAAGACAATACTGGGAGATCAATCTTTTCACCTGTTACGGTGTCTGAAAAGAAAACGGAGCGTTACAATATCAAAAAGACTGAGGTAATGCAGGATTCAAATAAAGAATCTGAATCAATTGAAATTTCCAAAGAAGATACCGTTTCCTTTAATCGGAAAACAGAAGGAATGGAAGTAGTAAAGGATTTGACTAAAGGAATATCGGAGGGGATATTTGGCAATACGGTTCAATATGTAATAATTGCAATGTCATTCATTTTATTGATATTCCTAATTAGGAAAATGACCAAACAAAAAGGGGATAGCCATTGACTATCCCTTTTCCTTTTTTAAACCCAATCTATCAATTAACAATTTTTATATTCTTTCATCTATCTCAATTTGTCTTATCTCATACTTTGAGCCAATTCTAAGTGGCTTAGATGGCTTATCTACATCCTTTGGTAGTCCTATATCATTTGCCAACCGTTTAAAGCTGTAATACCCTTTAAAATGATTATTCTTTAAATCTATTAAAAGCCACATCTAGTTATAAATTATTCTGGCTGCTTCTCTTAAGCTATTTAGCTTGACCGATAAGACTTTGATTCCATCAACTGCCAACTTCGCTTCCTCAAGGCTTTCAACCTGCCTAAATGCTAAAGGGCTAATTTCAGGAATGTTTATCAATTTAATCAATGGGTTTTTAGGGTCATTCCCTTTAGCCTTATCATTCAGCCTATCATAGGACATTGATACAAATTGATGCTTACGGTCGTGAATCTGCAATTCAACTGCTCCATCACCTTCATCACCTTCGTAAATGTAATAGAATACAGGGCTTGCGGTGTTTATTGCTGATACCGTTTCCTTTTTTTGTGCATTGGCATCGCTTGAAAGCATCAAGCTTAAAACGAATGCCATGTAAGCAAATGCAAATAGTAATACTAATTTCCTTGTCATTTTATTTGGGATTTAAGTTCAGCAACTTTCTCTAAAATTCGTTCCTCTTTCTCTTGTTGTTTTAGCTTTATGTTGTATGCTTTGATTTGGTTCTTTGCTACTCCAATTCTCCAATCTTTCTTTGGTGATTTATTGTGCTTTCTCCAGTATGCATATTCCCTAGGCTCCTGATATTTTGCGGTTCTTTTAGCCGGTGCAATTGTTTTGCATCCTGCCATTAAAATCAAAATCCAGATGGCAATTACTGCCAATACGATTAACTGTTTTGTCTTAGTTTTCATTTAAGTATCTTTTAACGAGTATTAGTTTGTTTTTGTATCTGTCCTGTTTCATTAGCTTATGGAATATTTTTCCGTAAGCGTCTGAGCCTTTAAGATGCTCATAAAATGCCCTTGCAGCATCAACGGAGTCCTCAAAGTGGGTATCACATTGAAGTGATGACTTATGGCACATGAAATGAGCAACTATTGCTTTGTGTAATTTTTCGTGATAATTCATTCTGTTTTTTTTTAGTTTGATTCTTGAATATATTGTTCTGTGATTCTTCCTGGTCTAAAACCTACACGACCTTCTAAAACTTTTGCCTTTCGGTATTTCATGTAGCATCTGCAATTAATAAATTGGCCTATTGGTGCGCCTTGAGTAGCATCTCCAGGGTATGCCATTTGATAGCCTCCGATATTAAAATTATCTCTAATTGGAATCCATAGATCAGGGTCTTGTACTCGGTGTGCATCCCTTGTGCGGTCATCTCGAATATGTTTCCATGACTTCTCCCATCCAATTTTTGAAGATTCTAAGGCCAATACCTGACTTTTAGAAATTGCGTTTGTAGTTTCAGTCCTTGCTATTGTGTTTGCTCTTAATTCTTGGTTGATTGCCTCCTTTCTGATTAGTTTAGCGATTGATTGATTGTCTAATGATAATTCCCTTTGCTTTTCGATTAATTCTCTTACTCGTTTGATTGTAGTACCAACTACTTCGCTTACACGTTTTAAAATGTAAATATTCAAATAGTTATTCATTAGCGATTGCCAAAATGACTGCATTTCCTTTGGATTGTCAGGGCTTAGTGCTTCTGCTACTGAATCTGTAATATCCTTTTTTAATACCGTTTCATCTGTCAAAGGAAAAACATATTCCATCCAAGTAGCATAGCCTTCTATTTTCATCACATCCAAATACATCCGAGTGTAAAGCCTTTGAAGGGGCATTGTGTCCACTTGTTCCAATGGTTTATTCTCAATGAATAGCTTTGCAAGCTCCCGATATTGTTTGGATAAAACGGTGTTAAATAGCCTTGCATATCGTTTCTCAATTTGTGAGTGCTTGCGAAGAAATAGTTGATCTTGGGCTGTCATTTATTAATCTCCTTCTCAATAAATCCATAAACGGAAACTATAATATACATTATAGTTGCAAAGCCTATAAAGTAAAGACCTGCAATATCAGCTAATAGAATTCCCTGAATGATTAAAATGATTAATCCCAATGACCCAAAGATCAGGACTGTAAGCGAAAGGATAGTAAGTAAGATTTTCATATCTGCATTTGTTTAAGTCAAACTTAAAAAATTACTTTTAATAAATCAACCTTTTGCCAAAATATTTTTGATATTTTTTACTGCCTCCTCGAAATTCTTTCTTGCATTGGCAAAAAGATAGGTTCTTGCAGGTAGATTTACTTGCTTAATTCCTTTGCCTTTAAATTGTATTGCGTAGTTTTCAAGTCCTGTAGGCACATTTACTAAAGCACCTGTTCCAAATTCAACGTATGGAGCATAATCAACCGATCCACCTCCAGCAGAAACAGTCCAATTTAATCCATCCCCATCAAAATCTATTGAATTTCTTAAGGCACTTGTATCAACTGGCACATCCCTCTTTGCCTCCGTTGATGTCTTTAAAGCCCATGTAATCAATTCATCGGTAACGTCTGCCAATACTTGTTCGCCGTACTTTTCAAGCTCTTTAATCACTACCTGATTGCCTTTGACTAATAGCTTGAAAGACATTATGAAATTGATTTTATCAATACATTCAAATCCGTAACAGTCAAATCAGAAGTATCAGTAGAATTTTCAACAAAGATTTCGATATAGTCACCTGTGGCCAATTCTACAATAGTTTGAATAGTTATATTTTCGGCTCGGTTGCTTGCGTTGGTTGTTAAATAAACTTCGGAGCTACTTATAATAGTCCCATTTTTAGCCACATACAATCCTATTTGGTCGTTTGAACTTGAAGAGGTTATTGATGCAATTGCAGTTATATTAAATATTCTGCTAAATCCACCTGTATAGGTTGCTCTATTTGATGTATTTGTAAATTTCTGAGTTAATGAATTAGAAGTTGTAGTTCCTGCAACTTTAACCGCAACACCACTAGATATTATGTCTGTCACGGTTACATTCGAGTTCATAAAATAATTTGATATGGTATAACTATTTGTTATCCCAGTACAATTTATGAAAAGAGAATAAATGCTGTCGCTTTCTAATCCACCAAGATAAGTACCACCACCTGAAAAACTTACGGTGTCTAAAATATATCCCTCAATTGGAATAGTAGAAGATGGGCTAACAAACAAGCCAACGCTTGATGAAAAGGAAATTACAGCAGAATAAATTATTCTAAATCTTCTATTTATAATACATCCTAAATCTAATTCAATCACGTTTCCAGCAGTTCCATCACCTGAAAAAAGACTATTATCAATTCCAATAGTATTCCAAGTTCCTGTAAAAACTAAATTTTGACTATTTATAAATGCTGATTTTGATAAAATAAAATTATCACCTCCATCTAATATCCCTATGTTTGGGACATTTACAATATTTAATCCAGTCCAATCAAATGCGGCTGAATTTGCAGAACCTTGAATTGATAAAGCGGTATCTACGTCTTTGAATGCAATATGTCTTATAGGTGTTGTAAATTCCGTTGAAAACAAAGGAACTCCAACACCAAGTCCAGTTGAAGTAATTATTGATGTTTCAGATGAAGTTCCTAGCAATGTAGTATTTGAATCTCCTATTAATCTTGATCCTAAAAGGTCAATAGTTTTTACAAAGAAATAAGCCGTATTTTCTGCTAAGCTAATAATTCCACCAACCGCATCTGGTAAATCATCTAATGACCCAACTATGATATATTCAGTCACTTCAGAAGGTATTATATCATAAAGCGTATTTACAGATTCTTTAATTTCGTTTATATCAGATGCAATTACTTTATTAATTAAAGGAACTGTATTTGAAATTGAGTCTACCTTGTTTTGAAATGTTATCTTGCTCATAATTGGAATTGTAAAGTTGATTGAAGGGTATTTGGAAATGATATATCCCCTATGTTCCTTTGAGTTGTTTCAATTTCACTAAATGCCTTAATAGTAATCCATGTTCTAAATGGATCAACCTTTGGAGATAAAGCATTAAAAGTAAATCCCCTCCATTCTATCTTATCACCGTTCAAAATACTTACCTCTGGGTTGTATCTAATTTGCACCTCAATAAGCATATTAATATTTTGTTGCTGTGCAATCACATCAACACTAGGCTGTATTTCCTTTACGTTTGCACCTTTAGGCTGATAGTAAGTAACAAGCGTATTTTCCAAATCTCCGGTTGTGGAATTTTGGCTTTGAGTGTTTCGCTTGAAAATTACTTTTTCTCTTAGCATGATTAAGGGAATTGTACGTTACGATATGGGCTAAGGATATTAACAACGCTATCAATCACTCCATCTGTGTATACGCCTCTTTTCTCGTAGAAGTCAAAAGCCTGTTTTAAGATAGCGTTTTTGATGTCTGCATTTAGTGCGGTGTTTTCCGTTGTCAATGTCAATTCTATATCAGTACCTCCTTCTTTCAATATGTCTTTAGCAAATAAAGTGAACCCAGTAGCAGGGTCATCAATGCTTGCATAGTTTCCCCAATCTAATTTGAATCTTTTAGGCACATATTCAGCGTAGAAAATAACCTGACGAACTCCTAAAGACTTTCTTAATATCCTTTCAATGCTTTGCCTGGCAGATGTCAAATATAATTCTATCAAATTGTCATCCGTTGAAAAATCAATTTTTGCATGATCTTCAAATTCTGCAACCGTTACAGGTTCCGTTGCTATTTCCCCTAAATGATAGGAAACACCTTTCGCACCTTTATAAGGATACGTGTAAAGCCCATTGGAATTTTGCTGACAAAGCAAATCGGAGTTCATATCAAAGTCTGCCATACATCAAAGATAATTAAAAAGGCATATCAATCAAACTTACTATAATTTCAGGATTTGGGTTTAAATAAATTTTGCTTTTCAATTGCCT